CGAGTGAACATAATTCCTCCTAATCAAGAGCTGCGAGGCCCTCTGGGGTAATGGCACAGACCATCTGGGATGATCCTGCGGATCCGATCCGCGTCTTTCCTGTGTTCACAATATAACCAGCGGAACGAAGTTCGGAGCACCGTTTCCAGTAGCACCTTGAGCGCCTGATGAGCCCTGATCGGGCTCCAGCCTCTTCATCGGTGAGGTCATGGTTCCGGTATTCCATGAGTAGGAGCATCGCTTGAGTAACGCGCCGAGGCTTGACGTCGGTAGCGCCTTGGATGCTCGTGGGGTGGTCTGGGACTCTATGCAATGGTGCATGGAACAGAGTGCCTGGTTCCCATTCGTCGGGTCGAGTAATTTTGCCTGCCATTAGTGCCTCCGTAGTAGGGATAGAAGGTGACGCTAGAGAACTTACACGATCGGTGTGACGAAAGTGTGGATTGTGTTTTTCCAAGCCTGCACAATAAGTCGAGGGTTCTGGGCGAACGTCGGTGAGACCTCTATGTGGATCCAATATCCGCCTGGGCCTCCGTTGCTTTCGGCGTCCCATTCTTTCCAGCCTGGCTTGCCGTCACGATTACAGCGGAAACCTCGCCCATGACTTCCCCAGACGTATTGGTGGATTTCCTCGATGCCGAGGGCGACGTGGTTATCGGCGAGCCAATCACAGATCTCGGTAACGAGTGCCTGCTGGGTTTGTTTGTAGCCAGCGTCGAAGGCGCGTCCTGTGCCGTGTACTGACAGCATTGTTGATCCGCGCATGGGTCGGTATGCGTAGATCCCGAGGTTTTTGAAACCCCATTTAGTGCTGAGGATGTCTAGAAGTTTGCTTGCTCCTGGGGTGGCTTTGCCGTTTGCGCTGGCGTCTTTATTTCCTGTGTACGGCATTGCTGTACTTTTTGGAGCTGCTTTAGGCGTTGTCATCTTTTTCCTTTTGGTGTTTCAGGCCGTTGGAGGCAAGTACGCCTGCAAGTGATCCTGTGAGAAACATCATCATCGGGGAAAGCAGGCTCCAGGCGCTCTTGTCATTGTCTGAGACCTCGAGGGGCTGGGTGACAAAAAGGAGTCCGTAGAGCAGAGCTGCTGTGGATAGGAAGAACGTGATCGACAGCGTGATGCCGACGATGAGGATGAGACGCGCTTTGATTTCGTCATTGTTCATTCGTGGGCGTAGTGGTGGGAGTTTCATGGGCAACGGTTTTCTAGTGCTCGGGTAGATCCGACTGAGGCGGTGTCAACGGTGATGGTGGTTGAGCGGAGGGCTTTGTTTTTGGTTAGTGGGGGGCAGTTGACGCGCTCACGGTCTCCGCACGCTACGAGGATTGACGCAAACAAAAGCGCCACAAAACTAATCCGCCACAACACTGTTTACCTCTGTAGGCGCTGGAAGTTCTGCTATTTCTTCATCGGTCATGTCGCGCTGGCCATACGTGCCATCGTCCAAAATCGTTGCTATCTGTGGTCTCATTATGCCGTCCTGTATCCTTGCAAAATCCATCTACCTGTATGTGTACCGAAATCGTAGGCAACTCGTAATCGGTCGTATGCCGATGTTGTGCCGTTTGAGCCACCAATAAAATATGTGGTGGCTTCGCCAACTGAAAAACCTACCCCGTTGAAAGTAAGTCCACCTCCTGTTAAGGCGTACATATCAAATGACCAGTTTGCAGTCGCGGCCGCGCTGTCCGAGTTACCCCAAAGCCACTGAGCACCGTTATTGCGAGCAAACGCTGCGCCAGTGCCACTTAAATATGTTGCATAGCCAGCGCCTTCGTAATAACCAGTTGTTATGTTTGTAGTGTTGTTTCTTAAGTTTACGTTCATTGTCCCCATACCAATTGTGTCAACGCGCCTAGTTTGGATAATGACTCGATAACCCGTAAAGGTTGAACTAAAACCAGTTATGTCAAAAGCAGTCACGGCAGCAAAAGTGCTGCCTGCCACATAAACAAGCCCGCTGTTTGCTAGGTACGTGTTTGTGTCTGAAGCGGTCAACACTTCGCCAGTAGTAAAAGTTTTTATAGCCATTAGTAGCCCAATTTTCCTGTTCCTAGTTTGCCAAAAACGGTGTCATTTAGAATAAGTGTCGAGTTCAACGACGCGCCCGAAATGTAATACGTCCACCTTGACGACTCGGGCGTAGCCGTCATAGTGAAACCCTCAATAATCCCATAATACGTCGTGCCACGAAACTTAATCGGCACTTGCATCCCGATCAGTAACGCCGTCGGGACGCCCATGTTGTTGAGTTTGAAACTTGTCTGAGCCTCCGAAAGACACGAAATGCTCGAGATCTGCACATCCGTGCTTGAGTACTGCGACAGCAGAAAGTTCGCCAGATTGAGCGCCGTCGTTGTCGTGCTTGAGAAAGTGTTTAACTTGAGCGATCGGTAAGGCCCAGCACCGCTCGAGACCGTTTGTGCAGCTGGGACGGTCGGTGTCACCGTGACCTGCGTGTAGTAGTTGTCGCCGAAAGCCGAAAACTCAATATTGTCATAAACCTGATTAGTGGCGTTATTCGCTGTATCGGAAAACGACGCTGAGGAAGCAACGATGTCGCCTGGGCCGTAAATGATGACGGACGCGCCTTGAGCCATACGCCCATTGATAGTGCGGATGAACTGTGACAGCCATTCGCCATAAGTGTTAGAGACCGTAGATGCCGAGGCGCTTTGTGTGAGCGCGTTGGCCTGTGGGTTAATCGTGAGACCGCTGTAGGTCAAAATGTCGGCTGCGACGTTCGCAAATAATCCACCGGTAATTGCTTGGCTGTTTCCTTCAAGTCTGCCGAAACGCGCAAAGTATGACTCACATGAGATGTTGATGAAGTCTGCGTTGCCGACGCCCCCAGAGTACGGGATGCCGTAGCTCACGCTCACGCCTGAGATGTAGCCAGCGTAAACATATTCCCCAGATCCGTCGTGCTTGACGCGGATGATGTTGCCTGGCACGAGCGCGGTGATCGGTGACGCGTAGCCCGTGGGGTAGCGCAAAGTCACTTGAGCGGTATCTGCCGAGTACTCGTCTAACTGTTTCTCGCGCCCCTGCTTCATGCTGAACGACACAACGTTCGTAAGGTCAACGATTGTGCCTGGGGTTGATGCCAGCGAGTAAGAGACGGTGTAAGTCTGGATTGCCATTATGGGTTAGTTATTCGGATCGGGATTGCGCCGTTTTGCCTCATGTAGTTTCTGAGAGCTGCGACTACTGCGTTCGGGTCTCCGCCGTTGACGTTGATGGTGACGTTGTTGCCCATACTTGGCGTGTTGTTGCCGGTGAGTGGCACGACGGCCTCTGGGCCTTTCTCGCCGATCATGGCAAGGGTCGGGCTGTTCACGATGCCACCATTAGCGAGCATCGGGATATCGGGGACGTCGAAACCTGCTCCGCCGATGCCTGGAACCCAGCCTGGGATCTTGAACGAAAGTTTCCCGACCGTGTTATTCCAGACAGTAGCAATGCCGTTGAATAAGCCTTTATAGACCGCGACTAGACCGTTGACGTATCCGGTGACAGCGGTGACGACGCCAGCGAAGCCTGCTTTGATGCCTTCAAAGACTGTGCTCGCTGTGTTGCCGATGGCCTGAAATGCTTTTCCGAAAATGTCAAATTTCATCTGCAAGACGACTAGAGCTGCGCCGACCGCAACAAAAAGCGCAACCATTAAGAAGATCGGGTTGAGTGCCATGACAGCGTTGAAAGCAGCTTGGACGGCTGTGAAAGCAGCTGTAGCTGCAGTCCAGGCTTTCATTGCAAAGTTGACTGCGAGGATGGCTGTGGCGATGCCTGCGATTGCTCCGCCGACGACAAGAAATGTCGTTGTATTTTCTTGAGCCCATGTCCCGAGGCGCTCGATGTATGGGAGTACGGCTTGGATCGCTGGGAGTAGAGCTGCTCCGATTGACTCTTTGGTTTCTGCGAGTCCGATGGAGAGTCTTTTGAAACGTCCTTCTGCTGTGTCTGCAGCTGCAGCTGCGTCGCCTCCGAAAGTGTCCGCCAGCACCGACATCGCGCCTTCGACATCGAGACCGTCCTTGAGGAGTGTCTTCATGCGTGGGTCTAGGGCTTTGAGTCCTTTGTCGTTGCCTGCGTATGCCTTGGCGAGCGCGTCGGAAACTGTGGCGAGATCTTTGCCTGTGCCTGCAGCTATGTCTTGAGCAAGTTTGAGCCCGTTTTGGGCTTGTTCAAGGTTTTCTGTGCCGGTGACAAGTTTTGCTAATGCTGGGCGTAGTTCGTCGTCGGCGGTGGCGGTAGCCATTGACAGCGACGAAATGAAGTCCTCGTTCTTTTTGATTGCCGAGTCTGAGGCATTGGTGACGCCTCGGATGTTGCGAGCAAGTTGTTCCTGTGCAGCTGCGTCTTCCATTGCGCCTTTGACCGCGTCAAAAGCGACAGCGCCTAAACCTGCGAGAGCAGCAGCAGCTGGGACTGCTGCTTTCTTGATAGCGAACTGGGCTTTTTCGCCGACGGTCTCAAGTTGTTTGAACTCTTTGATCGCTTTGTCAACGCCAGCGCCAACATACTCAGTAATGATCGGGATGTTGATAGCCATTAGCGCATCTCCTCGTTAACTTTCTTCATCACTCCGCGCACAAGATCCGAAAGACCTTGCTCGACGTCTGGGAGATGTTTTTCTGCTGTAGGCCACAGCACTCGAGGCGTTCTAGTGCGTAGGTTGCTGTTGAAGTTTGTGCCTGGGTTCGCTAGGCCTGCGACTTCAAAGATTGCGCCTGCTGGATCGCTCTGGGTCACATAAAGCACAGCGGACTTGTTTCGGCGCGTAGAAGTTTTGAACTTGACGCCCGAGCGAACTTTGTTGATAGTCCAAGGAAGCAACGTACGACCGCGCTTGTCTGTCCACTTGTACTTCATGCCAGATAACGGCATCTGTGGATAGCCACCTTTAGCGTCGGCGATAAGTGGGGCGACAATGCTTCGCGCCTGGCGGTTGAAGTCCTTGCGGTACTCGGGGTCAATACTCTTGAGGGCTTTGATAGCAGCTGCACCGCCGACAAACTCGGTTCGCGCTGTTGCTGTCATATTTAGCCCTTTCTCTGAGTGTTTATTACGTCTATGCAAGTCATGAGATCCTGCAAAGTGAAGTCTATGTCTGGGGGCCAGTAGCCAGTCTCGACAAGTAACTCGGCGAGGTTTCTTGCTACTGATCCCCTTCGGTGGGGTTTTCTGCCTCATTGCTGATGACGTCTAGTGTCACAAGTTTTCTGAGGAAGTCATCCAGGATGATTGGTGGGTTGTGGCCTTGCTGTTTTGCAGCTTCGTGAGCCAAATATCCGAGCATCTCTATTGAAATACCGTTAGCGAGGTCGGACGCTTTGACTTTGTATTTCCGCTCTAGTTGAACAATGTGAAAGAGATTAGTTTCGACAACGTAATCTCCGTCACCTGTGTTCACTTTGATGGATAGTTTCATGGGTTTTCCTTTGCACGGTAAGGGATTGTTTTATGGGGTGATGTCGCGTACCCAAGTGCCACCTGAGAACGAGATTTCCATGACTTGGAGTTCGCCGACGGTGTAGGTGATTGGGTAGTTAGCGATCATCGTGTTCGTGATTGTCCACGATGGGTTAGAAGCACTCAACGCGCCTGAGCCTTTGACGACTTCAATGGTGGTGGTTCCGAGGCCGACCTGACCGGCAATAACGCCTTCAACTTCTGTTGCGCCGTACGACATGTAAAGCGTGATTGTGCCTTCTACGGTCTGTAATCCTGGAACCATGCGCTCGCCGAGGTCTCCGAAGGCGGTGCTGGTTAATGGGTTACTGCCCAGCGTTAACGAAATGCTCGAGGCCTGATCGGTGAGATCCGTAGTTGCAATGGTCAATGAATGGGGCTGTGAAAGGTAGGTGGTTGTTGCCATGATTTCTCCTATGGGTTTCTTGAGGTTCCCACACGCACCGTGAGGTCGTATGAGGGAATGTCTTGGGATCCGATTGTCGTGACAGACGGTGCGCCCGAGATGAGGGAGATCGCGCTGTTCATGATCGTGTCGGCTGTTGTGATGAGGTAGTCCTCGGCGTCGCTGTTGCCTGGGGGAGCTGCGAGGATCCTGAGACCGAAAGTGATTTCGGCGATGTTGCTGTTAAAGCAGGTGAACGTCGGAGGCTCAACAAAGACTGTCATCGGGCGAGCGTTGCGTGAGTCTGTTACGACTGCCAGCCCGAGTCCCGTGAGCGAGGTTACAAGGGTGCTCTGGGCGCTTGCGAAGATGCCACTAGCACTCATGCGACTTGGCTCCGATTAACGCCTAGGAGACGGTTGATCTGCCCCATCGACCCGACGGATCCTGGGATGTTCATTGCTTCAAAACTGGCAAAAGAGTCAACGCTTCCGCGTTCACGGTAGAGAGCGCCAGCCAGCATTGTTGTCCCCAATTTAACGTCCGCGCCTGGGACGGTAGTAAGCGAGTCAAAATAACCTGCTTCCTTCCGTCGCCGAAACGCGAACGCGTTAGCTGCATCCGTGCATGAGCCAACGAAGGCTGTGTCGTTGGCAGTTGCGACCGATATGCCGAGCCAAGCGAGCACGTCCGAACTTGCGATCCAGGTGCAGGTCTGAGTCCAGGTGAGCGTTCCCGTCGGGATAGCTGCACTACGTTCAAGGTCGTCGGCTTCGTCATAGAAAATGACTTGGTTGCCGATGTAGATGTCGTAGTTGAATAGCAGGTCGCCTTCTTCGTCAACGCCTATGAAGTAATAAGGGTTGATCGCATAAACGGTGTGAGTACCGTTTAATCCGTGACCTAGGCCTGCAAGCGTGATGCTTTGACCGATGCCGATGTCCGTGTCCTCGAGGGTCTGCACCACGGCATAGTCGTCTAGTCGCTGGTGATGAGTGACTGCGAATACTGCCATGATGCAAACTTTCTCGGGGCGATCTTAAGGCTTAGGCCTGTGGGATCTTCATGAACTGGTTGGCGTCAATCATCTTCGGTGCGAAGTAGCCACGGAAGGCGATTGTGCGCGACAGCGTTGATGGATTGTCAAGGCTGATTGCGCCCTTCTGCTGTTCGTAGCAACGGAAAGCACCGGTAGCAGCTGCGCCGACGATGGTGGTCTTTGCTGCAAAGTTGGTGTCAACTACGAGACGCAAACCGAACACGACGGACTCGCGTGAGCCTGGGTTCATTGTGCCGAAAGCGTTCATTGGGCCGACTTGTGGGAACAATGGACGGTCTGCTGTGTCGCTGAGTTGTCCGAGTTGTGCGAACACGTCTGGCGAAACAAAGAGATGATCTGGCAGGTAGTAGCCGTTGCTCAAGATGGTTGTAGCGCAAGCATAAACCTTGGCGATCCAGTCTGCAGGGTCGGTCGGTGCGACGTTGCCTGTGGTCTGTGATGTGCCAGCAAGAAGCGCGTCTGCAGCTGCATTGTCTGTGGCGAGGGCGTATTTTTTCGCCATGTCCTCGAGGAGACCTTGGAGGACTTCTGGTGAAGTCCAGTCGATTGAGGCTTCGGAAACTTCGACGTATCCGCCGTAGATGTCCTTTGTGATTTGGATGTCATCAACAACAAACTGTCCAGCGGTGATGGTGGTGTTCTGTGTCTGTGGGCCACCGATTGAAGTGTGTGTCGTGATTTTTGGAACGATGAACACCTTGCCACCTTGGGGCATCTGACGTGCTTGGATTGCATCCACCACAGGGCGCAAGCCTTGAATTCCCGAATAGATGGGCGAGATGATAGGCAATGGCAAAATTCCGTCCAGGTCGCTCGTGGTCACATCTGGAGCTGCAGCGCGAACTCGAGCATTGAACTCGGCAGCTACAGCGCCACCTTGCATCTGTGCGGAGATCCACTCGCCAGCGGAAGGAAGTTTGAACTCTTTCTTGGCTTGTGCGTAAAGGATTGGGCTAGTTGGGGTTGTTGCCGACTCTGCTGACTCGGCCTTGATTTCTTCTGACACGTTGTCCTCCTGAGGGGTGTCTATGGGTTGGGTATTTTCTTCAACATCCTCAGGATCGGCCGAGGCTGCGATTTCT